AGATACCACATCTCGCCCGCATATAATGAAAACGCCAGGGCCCAAAAACAGGCCAGCATGATGCTGGCGATGTATTTGATCTGCATGGGAGCATTTCTCATACCATTGAAGTTGGGATCCAGCAATTGATAGAAAGTCCTAAACAGTAATCGCAAAAATTTGTATAGTCCGTACATGATTATCCTCTCATTGACACACAGAATCGTAATACTTGCAGAAGAAAAAATGCCATGCGAGATGTTGGTCCCTCACAGACCATAGGCCTGCTGTGATCAGGGCAACGATGCCACATATTGCGGCGAATATTATGTAAACCTTCATTTTATCTCCTCTAGAGTGAACTTCTCCTTCAATATCTGACAGGCACGATTCAATGCGTGAACACGATCACTTCTGCTTTCCTTCGTGATGATTACATCAGCCGCGCAATGACAAATGTTTTTATTACAAATTATCTTTTCTTTAGGCCAGTCAAATCCTGTAACTATATTTCCTAGATGACCGCCAACTTCACAATTTGCACGTTGCACTCTTCCGTCATGTAAAACAAATAAACTTTCTAATCCTATAGAGCATTCCCATCCGAAAAAATTATTTGATTTAGTTTTTTCTAGATCCGATTGTATGTTTAAAGAAAAAAATTCTTGAGATCCATCATCATATAACACATTTGATTTTGTTTTGTTCATTCGATGATTAGTTAATTTTTTTAGTTTCGGATCTCCGAAGACTATAGGCGTGTTTTTTAAAAAATCTAATTGTTCGTCAGTGTAAGATGCATCAAAATAATTAATTCCCGTACCAAAGTCAGGTAATATTCTTACCACTTCGATAGTAAAAGGTTCAGATGCTAACAAAGCCTTTTCATACATTCTAACGCATCTATCCCAATTTCTGGGATGCATCATTATTCTTAATGTAACATAGGATTTGTGAGATAATTTTGATAACTTATCAATAAATTCGTCCTCTTCCTCTTCTGATATTACAAATTCTGAATGATAGCTTACGCTTATAGAACAAAATTTATAAGCTATATCTTTCCAATAATCCCAAGAACGTACAAGATTTGTAGTCACATGCACAGTTCCGCCTTTATCATAAATGGTGTCAACTAAATCTTTAAAAAAAGGACTTACTGTAGGTTCTCCGCCTGAAAGACTGCAGTGGACATAAGAGAATTTTTCAAAGCACCGATCTAAAAAAGGCTTTACATGTTTCCAATCGTAGTGATGATTTTTGCCGCCATGCACAATTTCAGGACAATAACTACAATGATAGGTACAAATATTATTTAAAAGCCAGGTAAGAAAAAGTCCAGGAGAAGTTTTTTCTATCTTTATTATTTTTTTACCGTTATAGATTATTGGATTCATAATTTAACCTAATATAATCTAGTTCTTGAATTCGTTCGTTCACGGTTGTTTTCCTTTCTTTTATTTTAAAAATACATCGTTGATTGCTTAATTTATCTCTGTTTTGCCAGTGGTGTGAACAATTTTCCATCCATGCTGCTTGCAGATCTCAATTTCTTAAACACATTTTGTACACCCACTGCCTGATTCCAAGCATCTTCTAGCGCATGATGTTTCAGCACAGGTGGCCGCTGCGGATCTATACCGAGATCGAACAATGTGCGTGTATCCCTGACTTCCCAAAAACTCCAAGGGATGGCTTTCCCGATCTTGCGGAAAAGGTGTTCGCAGATTATGACATCAAATCCTGCCCCATGGCTCCAAACCCGTTTCGCTCCCCAGCAGAATTTGTATAGTTGATTCATAGCATCAACGATATTGATTCTGCCTTCAGGATCGAATGCTTCTTCCTGTGCTGCCTTACTTTGATTTGCCCACCAGTCTAGGGTAGATTGGCTTACGGTGCAACCTATGCGATCACAACTATCTAAGTCTACTTTAACATAAAACTTTTCACAAGATGGTTCAGATATATCGTCACCGAATGGATCAAATTTGACTGCGCCAATCGTTAAAATAGTTGCTGTGGGGAGAACATCTAAGGTCTCCATGTCGATCATGATATCAGTAAGTGCGGTCATGCTGCTATTATACTTTCTATTATCGTTTAAGTCAAATATTATTTTTTACAAATACATCATTGATTTGTCGATTGACCCGGATAAATGTAGTGCATTTCGATAGCTGTTTTAGGGTCGGGGCGCCTACATAAGTACAGGCACTGCGGAGTCCCCCCAGCAGATCTAGCACTGTGTTTTTTACTAGACCTTTGTATTTTACTTCTACTGTGCGTCCTTCTGAACTTCTATATTCAGCAACGCCGCCGCTATGCTTATTCATTGCTGTGTCCGAACTCATGCCGTAAAAGGTAACTAGGCCGTCCTTGACTTCGCCACCGCCTTCGTCGTGGCCGGCTAACATCCCACCCAGCATGACGAAGTCTGCGCCTGCGCCAAATGCCTTAGCCACATCGCCTGGGCAAGTGCAGCCACCATCAGCAACGATATGGGCGCCGAGCCCATGGGCCGCATCACTGCACTCAATGATCGCAGAAAGTTGCGGGTAGCCAACTCCAGTCTGTATCCTAGTCGTGCATACCGATCCCGGTCCGATTCCAACTTTGACGATGTCGGCTCCCCGTAAAATAAGTTCTTGGGTCATATCAGCAGTGACCACATTACCGGCGATGATGGTTTTGTCTGGCCAGGCGTCACGGACGTCTGCGACATAATCACCGAATGTTTCGCTGTAGCCGTTGGCTACGTCGATGCAGACGAAACGGATCTCTGGATAGGCATTGATTATTCGGCTCAGTCTTTGGAAATCTCGTTCGCCAGTGCCGGTGCTGACAGCGAAACAATTGCCGCTGTACTCAGTGGCTAAGTCAAACAGGTCCTCTTCGTCGTAAGACTTTACCAAACAGGTAAACATACTATGCCCGGAAAGAGTCTTAGCCATTTCGATCGTACCTACTCCATCCATGTTGGCAGCCATTATGGGAACGCCCGTCCATTCTTGACTGCTGTGACGGAATTTATAAGTTCTGGAAAGTTCTACTTCTTTTCGGCTGCTTAAAGTAGAACGTTTGGGACGGATCAACACATCACGAAAGTCTAATTTGACTTCGTCTTCGATACGCATTTGATACCTTTCTTAGAAAAGTTTTGCCGGAAGTTGTTGTTCTCTTAATTTTTTACGCCATCTTGCTTTGGCAGCAGATTTTTTCCGTTTACGAATACTGGTTGGTTTTTCGTAAAATTCATGTTTTCTAAGATCATCTAAAATATTAGAATCTTCGATTTTTTTCTTGAAACGCCTGAGGGCCTGGTTAATGTTTTCGTTTTCTTTGAAAACAACCGTCCTTCCCTGTAATTGATTGTTAAATTGTTTCATTATTTTCCATTCTAAAAGTAAGCAATTCTACAACATCTTCGACTGAGTATATAGCAGATTTGTTAATTTTATTCAATTTTTTTAATGTGCCAAAGTAATAAGAATTTCGTTGGGCAGCAAAATATCCTACCATGGTATCATCGAGAGAGTCTGCATTAAAGATTATAAAGTCGCTTTTGAGTTTTTTGTCTAATATCCAATCTATTGAATCGGTAGGTCTAGCGGAATACACTACTATGTTTCCCACTTTGTTGAGACGGAGTAAACTTTCTGAAATTATTTGAGTTTGATTTTCTGTAAGATCATAGATTAAAAATCTAAAACTATCTGGTAAAAAATCATCCGGAACAGTGACTATGATTACATGGTCAGACATCTTTAACCTTTTTTGATCCTTTGCCAGATAGTATTGTCATTTTGTTCGGCATTTTGAATATAATCGGTCATTCTTCCTTGCTTCGTACTATCTGCTGCATTCCCTCTTTCTCCATCCATCTCGTTATCTTTTTTTTTAGATTCTGACTCTACTAGATGATCTCCTGGGCGTTCGTTGGATTTTTGAAGTTGTTCTTGGGCCCATTTAGCTGCCTCCAACGCCGCTTCATCGTCACCGAAATCGGCTATAGGTTTAAGATAATCTTCCCAGGGCAATTTATCGATGATCCCTCTTTCTAGCAACATTCTTTGATGCTTGACGCTGTTCTTGATACCTTCGGATTTCCAGATTCTCATCGCTATTTTTTCTGTTTCTGCTGCCTGCTCTATAAGTTCTTCTTCTTTTTCTTCGTCGACGGCTCGTTCTGCCTCGGCGATCATTTCGTTCCATTCTTCTAACGGATCCTTTTTAGATTCTTCAGAAACTTTAGATTTGACTGGATCGGTTTCTATCTCCGCTATTTTTCTGTTGGCTTCTTCTGCAACATCATCTCCAGTCTGTGTTTCTGGATCTGTTTGTGGTTGTCCGCCACTTCCTTCATCAACTGATCCGATCGCGGACTGCTGTGATGGGGATGTTTCTTCTCTGTCGACTTCCGATGGGGTGTCCTCTTGAACCAACTCATTTTTTCGCTCCTCTTCTTGTTGTCTGAACCATTGGAAACTGTATTGGCTAGACAATAGTAATACCACTGCCAGGGGATCGAACACCAACACGATGGTTATAATCACCCAGGTTACTGCTCTTTCTAACATGTTCTGATCGGTCTGATCGCCATAGATCAGTTTGGCGATATATTTGATTGGACCCACTTCGGCCTCGACCTTGCGCATCTCTGCCCGAACAGGTGCGATTTCTTCCTGTAGTTTTACGATTCGAGATTGCGCTTCTTCGATCTGCTTGGTCAATGTTTCTCGATCTCGAGATTGGCTACGGCGGATCTGCAGGCTGCGTTCTGCGGCACTGCGCACCTGTGTCGTACCATCTTTGAGTTTGATTTCTTGATCACCTGTGGCGATGACCCCAGTAACGGCTGCATCCATCTGTTTGATAACTGCCTGAGCGTTGGCTATGTTCTCACGCTCGATCTTGATCTTTTCATCTGCCAGAGATATCTTGGCCTGTACATCACCGCTGACGATATTTTGATCCAGATGCGCCTTTGACAGATACCCGAATATGCCCAAAGACGTTATGATCATCAATATGGCGATAGCGGCTATGAGATATATCTTGATCAGACTAGGTGCCCGGTGCCAGTTCCATTTCAACCATACAGTGGCTACCAGTTTGCTGACTTCTAAGGCCACTCCCATTATGATGATGGACACGGCACTAGCGGCAAAAATAGAAACTAGGCCTGCCACCGAATACCACACTGCCACAGCAGAAATTATCAATCCACTGAGCAATGTTAGATATGCTATTATCTTGTCAGATGTGCCATACGTATATTTCATGAACTATTATTTATTGCTTCAACCATCGCCAATTTGTGTGCGCATTATCAAAGCAGGCAGTCTGTGACAGGGTTTTTTCTACTCCGTAGGCGATCGCCTGAACATGCATCCTTCTGCAATAACCGGAACCAGTCGGCCAGGTCAACACCGGCCTAGCATAGCCGCTGGCATCGCCTCTATACCACTCAACCGTTTGACCGTTTTCAGCAAACATAACTGCATGCGTCAAGGCCTGATGATAAGCGGATTTTTGATCATCATCTAGTGTCTTGAAAAATCCAAAAGATACAGTTATAGCCTCATTGATAAATGATTCGCTTCGATATTCAAAGAATCTTGGATTGTTAATATCGTTGGCCTGAACAGTGCTAGCGACCAATAACATCGACAACTTCCCAACTACCATCAGGCTTTTGACAACTGATACCTTTGCGTTGGACATCATTTCCTCCAATCCTCATCCAATAAGTAAACTCACCGCAATACGGACTAAATCCGGCCCTTGATGCTGTTAATCTTTTGATCTGATCATCCGTGCATTCTACCTGAGTTTTACTGTTAACACGTTCTCCATTTTGGGTTTCAATAGTTTGGCTAGTATGACAATACTGTGGCTTTTTCGCTGAAACCTTAGGTGCTGAAGAACACCCGACTAATAATAGGCCGGCTAATATGATAGCGATCTTCATTACTGTGCCTTCGCAGACTTGGCTTCTTGCATCAATCTCTCAAAAGTTTCCAGAGGCATCTTGATCCGTACATAGGTATGCACACGGCTAGTAGCAGCCAATTGATAAGAATGCTTCTTGACTTCAAGATGCTCTCGGATCACGGTATCTACCACTTTGTGCTCGACAAAAGTTCGAGTGTTGCGCTTGTCATTGGTGATGTCAATAGTGGTAGACGAGTTGACCGAACCGTTGATGCGTTCGGCGAAACCCTTGACAGCGAATGCATAGGCCTGTGCTTCTGCGGCCTGCTCATAGATGCTTTCTCCCATTCCGCAGGCATAGGCAAATTTGTCACGATTCCAGAACTTCCACCCTTCGGAGCCGATCTGTTCGCAATCAACATACCAATTAGGATGCGCTTTGGTATCACGGACTTCGATGGTTTTCATAGAAGAGCAGCCAGTGACTGCCGCAGCCATAATGCCGATTATAATTGCCTTTTTCATAATTACCTTTCTGTGTGTGAGTTACGACATTAATAATTATAGCATCGCAGCCAACCAAAGTCAACTACGGTGATTACCAATCTACTTGAAGAAGATCAATGCCATCATCACGGCCTGGAGCATGAATCCAAAACCCAGGGTGACGATATTGAACATGTCTCGTTTGGCAGCGGCTTTGGCGAACAGCAGGGCCAGTCCAAACCAAACCATCAAAACCAAATCCACCGCAGGCATCTTGTCAGTGATGCCTGCCATCACTGCTAAGAAACTAGGTATAGTGGCCGAGTGTAAGACCAAAATGGCCACCCATTCTAGGCTCTCCGGGCTCAGCCGACTGAAATATCTTTTGAGACCGTCGCGGACCTTTTCTATGTCAAATGTTTTCATTTGGTTTCCTGTAGAAGATGTGGGCTCCAATTTTAATTATCCTTTCTAGTTTCCAGTTAGGGCTGACGTAATCAGCATGATAATACAATGCTTTATTTAAGCTGTCAAGACGGAATCCTTCCAGGTAGACTTTTTTAGCCACTGCATAACTATCGGCATAGGCCTTATCGTTGATCTTGCGATTTCTATGGTTAGCATCGCAGTACCAAGAGAACTGGCAGATAACCGTGGAAAAGATCACGGTCTTTTCGTAGACTACTCCGCATACCGTTTTTGGAAATCTCGGATCCTTCACCCTGTTTAGTGTGACCTGAGCGACAGCTACTTTACCTTCGAACGGTTCGTATCCCGCTTCGCGATAGATGTTCAGAGCAAGACATTCTAGATCTTTTTCTATGCTCTCCGCAGATACAAATTGATATCCTTCTTGTCCGCTTAACTTTTGAAATTTCCATCCGGTTATCGAACTTACTACAAACATCACCAACAACAGCGATACTGCTATACTACCCAATCTAAGAGATTGAAACATTGTGTTCCTCCTTTCATTTGGTGTCACGATCTTCTGTGACATTACACTACAGGGAGTTAACTTCACGAGGCTCTATAAGAGAACCCTTGGTTCGTGTAGTCGTCTCCATCAGTTACGACACGCTGCCTTGCTGTTTACAAGACTGCGCTTTCACCTTTGGCGAGCATGGCTTCCCGAATCTCACGGGTTTCTCATTGGCCAAGACTCGCGGGTCTGGACATTAAACTGGTTCGCTCCGTCCGGACCAACTATCTCAGTTTCTTGCGAAACGTTTAATATATATCGCATTTTACTGTCAGAGTGTAAAAAATACACGATTATCGACGATTTTTGACAATATTTACAACGAAATCTTCAAAAACTTTTTCCGGCCAGGTACTCTTTGCGTTATTAACCCAATGAGTGGTAAATCTCACATTGCCTTTTACATAGCCTTTATTGTTGTTGATTCTATCCAAACTCGCTCGATATGGGTTTTTGTCTTCTCTAGTTCCAGATTTTGTCTGCATTTTAATGCCGCTTACAGCACACAATCCGTTTTGTCGATGCCACAGTTTAACGAGATAATCTCGATCGAGATCAAAATCCCATCCGTTGTTTTTAGCCCGTTTAGCGCTGTCTTTTAAAATAGTCATTGATAACCAAGGACCGATATCATTATCGGCATTTTGAAATACTTTCTTTATGTACCGTTCTCTTTTATTGTCAATCAAAAATAGGGTGTTAAATGTCATTCTATCGCCTCATTTTAGAAATTTCAACTGCCTCTTCATCAGAAAAAATCGGCACAGCATTACTCTTGTGCATGGTACCAATGCCTTTGATCTTAGTGCCTGTATAGACTTTCTGTTCGGGCTTGGTGCAGGGACCAGCGGTAAATGGAAGGCTTTCGATCTTAGGTTGGTCGCTGCCTCGATAAGATCTAGGTGCAGGTTTCCAGGTATCCGCAGTCATGGCTCTGCGGCGCTTCTTTTCTTCTGATTCGATACCCCATTTTTTCTGTAGGGCCTTCCAAGATTCTTCCAATTCGCGAGCCTTGCGGGCTTCGTCGGAATTGCGGAACTGGCGTTTGCCCTTGCGTTTGCCTGTGGTGGATAACCAAGGGCCTTCTAGATGCATGCTCAAAAGATCCTCCTATACAGTTAGATAATGCTAGTATTCTAGCATCTCTCCTAGAAGTTGTCAATCAAAATCTTTTTTGAGCGTTTCTGCCGTTTCGGGATCCAATTGAATCTCTTTTGGGGTATCGCCGAGATAGTAGCCAAAGTACACAGGAAATCCTGCTTGCCACAGTCTCCTTTCGTGTTGAGGCAATCTCCAGCACACATAGTCATCTGGTTTGACGATCGGTTCTTTAGGAGGCTCGTTGTAGGGGCGATTGAGTTCAGGTTCCGATCCTGCCCAGCCGCTGCTTCCTGGAAAGGCATAATTATATGGCCCGGTATCTACTCTAAAGTATAATTTTTTTGCTGCTTCTGGCAGCGATCCGAGCGACTTGTCATATTCTAATATTTTTGCCTCTAACACGATACCGTTACCATAGAAACATTCATTGAATTCAAGTTTAAACAGGTCGCTCAATTCTAATTTTGTAGTAAGCATATAATCCTCTCTGACAAATATTAGTTATCTCTCTAAAAAAGAGAGCCCGGATAAACCGGGCTAGAATACAACTATGTTTAAAATTAATTTTGTAAAACTCTTGATACTGCGGTAATCACTGAGGCAATGCGGCCGATGTCACGAAGTTGTTCTACTGTATAGCCTTCCTTCTTTAGTGTTTCATAGTGTGCTTTGACGCAGAAATGACACTTACCTACGATCGAAGCCGATAATGCGTATGCTTCGAATCTGGCCTTAGTAGTTCCGCCATGTGTAGCGATGGCATTCATACGTAACTGTGCCGGCAATCCGCTGAGTGATTCATCCTCGGCCATTTCTACGTAAGGATACCAAACATTGTTCATGGCCATTAAACTGGCTGCGGTAATTGCGGCTTCGGATTCTCGTTGATCTGCGATCTGACTCTGCATCCAAGTCCATAGTTTTGAATTACCTGTGGCAAAAGCCGCCGCGAGAGCAACCGCTTCTGCTTCTTCCTGTGGCAGAGTAGAACGCTTGACTACGGCATCGATATTGAGTCGTGTGTCCTTAGCGTAGTCAGGAATAGTATCCTTGATTTGATCTACCCATGCAGTCATTTAAGCCACCTTTAGTTTTTTGGTTTCTAATGTATCTGCACCTACTTGACGGTTACACTCACAGAGTTCGCCAGTTTGTAGTGCATCAAGAATACGCAGAGTTTCTTCTGCGTTACGGCCAACGTTCAAGTTATTCACAGTAACATGCTGGATGACATTGTCTGGATCAACGATGAATGTTGCGCGAAGGGCCGCACCCGCCGGAACAAAGAACACGCCCAGTTGCTCAACAAGACTCAGTTCACCGCGCTGTGTGTCAGCGAACTGAACGTGCTTGATCTTAGCAAGGTCGCTGTGTGCTTTCTGCCAGCCTAGTTTGCAGAACTCATTGTCTGTGCTTCCAGTCAGCAATACTGCATCACGGTCTGCGAAATCTTGTTGTAATTTATCATAGGCAACGATTTCTGTGGGGCAAACGAAAGTAAAGTCTTTTGGATAGCATACGATAACTTTCCATTTACCTTCAAAAGACTTTTCAGTGATGTCAAAAAACTTATCACTACCTGGATTGATACCGGTCACTACAAATGCTTCTAATCTATCACCAATTGTTTTCATGTGTTTCTCCTTGTGTGTGTTGAAAACTTAGAACTATTTTACAATTTATTTAACCTATAGATCAAGAGATTTTAATAGGTTTTTGTTATTATTTTCCTATGGAGTTCATAGGTAAAAACAATATTGTGCGTACAAAATATGCACTGGACAAGTATATAACCAACGGTCAGTAGGGGTCAAGAAAAAAGTGGCCCGAAGGCCACTTTTGGTATTTTGGGAAACAAGGCATACCAACCCCGTGGAGACTACGCCGCTAGGCGAGTTTCTCCAAAAAATGCGTCGTTTGCATTTATAGTTTTGCTTGATTTACAGTCATCGCCTACTGTGTTGCCGTCTCCGTTATCTCACCCTGTCGAAACCGGTCGGACCCCTCAGAAACACACTGTACAGATATTAGCAATGGCCTCTGTGGGACGATCAGTGTGCTTTTGGTGGATCCGGGGGGAATCGAACCCCCGTCCAGAATGCCTTCACATCGAAGGATGTACAACAATACTGTTATTTAACTATCTCTTGACTCTAATGTCAATACTTTTAGATTTAGTAACATGTTTTCTACTGTTAGTTTGGTTATAGTACTTAGTAGAATGACTTTGTCATCGAACGTGTATTCGGGCTTGTCAAACATTTCTAATATGCTAGTCGCCACCATCTTATAGGCCTGTTCTTTGCCTACGGCCAATCTATCCCAAGGTATGGAATCCTGTCCTTCTACCTCTTGTGCTATATCTACTAGGAGATCTAGATCTACTTTATGCATAAATTATTTGATTTCTAATTGGTCTATGCTGGTACCAAATACGCCTTTGGGGAAAACGTTAAATGCTAGGCTATATCTGGTTTTGTCTGATAGATTTTCTGTGACAGAATGATATAAAAGGCTAGGAAATAATATCAAATCGCCGACTTGAGGATATATTCCCCAGGCATCGGCGTTGAATACATTTAATCGATCTTGATCACCGTGTTGTTGATAATTGAATCCAATCTCAACCGTATCAGTCCAAAGGTTATAATAACTTTTATCTTTTTGGAACACTATGGCACCGCTTTGATCATAGACTTCGAGATAATAGATTCCGCTTATGATGCTGTTAGAATGTCGATGAGAGCCTGCAAAATCATTCCTGTCGTGCCTATTGACCCAACTATTCTGTATCTCAAAGTTCAATCGATCATCACAGTCTAATATCTGGTGGAGGAAATAATCAATGTGAGCCTGTATTTTTCCTCGAAGACCGACTAGTTCTGCCGAATCTAATATGCGTTTGTTTTCAGTGTAACTGCCATTTTCTGCAGGCATGCGAGAAAAGACCTGTGATTTTATAAAATTTAAATCATCGCTATCACGTTCTATATTAGACTGATACAAGGGAATAGGAAACAACGGAGTAAGATTATGATTCATAGCGTAAGTTCGCTATTGCCTCCGCGACCAAAGACGCCTTTAGGAAACACGTTGAATGCTAGACTATATCTTATTATATCAGATTCATTGATCAAAACGCTATGTGCCAACGTGCTGGGGAAAATCAATATGTCGTTGTGTGCGGGAATAAACACGCTGGCATCGGTGGTGAAATCGGTGGTTTCGTCGAAATCTATTCTGATAGTATCGTGCCACAAGGGTTTATATGATGGTTCTTTGTGGAAGGCTATACCCCCTGACCGTTCATCTACATTGAGATACATTACTCCGCTAATAAGACTATTGGCGTGTGTATGCATTGAACTGTAACCGCCTTTGACCACTTCATTGACCCACGATGTGGTTATCTGCCATGCTATGTCTTTTTGGCACTCTAAAATATTGAAGGCGAATGTGTCTACGTGATCCTGTACTTGCTTTTTCAGTCCAGAAAATTGTGGCAGGTCAAGGATATGCCGTTCTTTGGTTTCTTTATGCGTGATAAACTCGAGCATATACCTGTCATTGGTTTCCCATTCAAATCCGTTGGTTAATTTGTGATAGGTTAAAGTATCTACTCTGATCTTACTTCTATACACAGGAACAGGAAATAACTTGTGTACGGTATAATTTATCTGATCCATCCTATCTTCTTTCCTGTGCTTTTTCGTTGATCGTATTCTGCAACACTACCTGGAAAACGCCAAGCCCATACAGCAACCAATGCCATAAACACAGCAGTGCTTAAAATACCAATAGGTTTGACACCGCCTGCCCACATCAACACAAGGCTCAGCGACATCATACCAATCATAAAGAATTTCATCTTTGTAGGGAACACACGTTTTTCGTTCCAGTTGGTGAGGAATGGTCCAAACAGTCGATGATTATACAACCAACGATGCATGCGCTCGCTGCCTTTTGAAAAACAGTAGGCAGCGGCCACCACCCAGATGCTGTAAGGAAATCCCGGAGTCACCACGCCTACATAGGCTAAACCTAGGCAGAAGAATCCTAGGACGTTCCAAAATATTTTTTTCATATCAATTTACGTTTACATTACCGCTGCCGGATGTCGCATGGCCGCAAGTGGCTATATCACCTGCTTTACATACGGGAATTCCGTTGGCAAACACATTGGCGCTGGCAGTGACCATCACTGGTGCTGCATGAGGTCCTTTTCCATGGGGAATAACAGGAGCACCCAAAACCGTGACTGGAACCCCATTAGCAAACACTGTGGGAGCAAGGGCACCTACGATCGTGCCTCCTGCTTTGTCAACTCCTACTCTACTGATTCCAGGCATGATTATCCCGCTATGGCTATGCCAGTGGTGCCTTGCGTATACTGGTTCGCGAATTCCTGTTCAGTGTTCACTATGACCATTACCGCAGATTTATCGATAGTAAGATCTTTTTCATGATCTACGGTAAACAAAAAAGGTACCATGCCCAATCCCTTAGGCCCAGCACTCAATGTCAATGGTTTTGAGATTTTATATCCGGTAGCAGTCGTTTCTACCAATTTGGCCAATATCTCTTCTCCGTTCACTAATTTTATCGTAACGACTGATCCTTCGGTCAATCCTTTGTCAATTAACATGTTTTTCCTTTGCGAAGTATGCTTTTAATTCTGTAAATCCACCTATCAATTTTTCATCTAAGAAAATCTGCGGTAAGGTTCTTGCATTAGGTACTGCTTCGAGAAGTTCTTCGCGTGTGTAGCCATCACCGATTTTTCTTTCTTCAAATGCGATATCTTTCTGTGTCAGCAATGATTTGGCTTGATCACAGAACGTACAATTATATTTGCTCCAAACTACTGCTTTCATCGTTTTCCTTTCTATGCCGAATAAACTGTTTTACCTTTGCTATCAACTACTCGTACCAATAATGCACCTGCACGTTTTTTTCTTAATGCTTCTGCGATGGCTGCGGATTCGTTGCTGAAAGAACTGGCATTCTTCCAAGAATCAAATGGGCTACGCATCTTATATTGTGCTTTGTAGTTCATAATTATATAGCCGGTAGCGACTCATAGTCAATATTTTCACTCATCACACCAATCACATAATTGGTACTTTCGTTTTCTTGTAGAGCAGTTTGCTTCTTGCTGGTATCACTGTGTTTGTTGAACCAGGGAATAGGTGTAGTTCTTGGTGCTGCCTGCTGATATTTAATCCCAATTTCTTTTAGTGCGGTCAGGGCGGTATAATCTACGAAATCTTTGAGGATAGCAGCATTAAGTCCAATCACTGGACCTTTCTTGAACAGATAGTCGGCCCACTGTTTTTCCTCGACGATTACATCTGTGTACATTTTGTAGACTTCACTTTCGCACTCTTGTTTGGCTTCAACGAACCGCTCATCTTCTTTGACCACCTGATTGATCAGATAAGCAGTCCACCCCTTGTGCAACAGTTCGTCTTGTAGGATCAGCCCGATGATATTGCCGTTACCGATGAAGATCTTGTTCTCTACCATAGCGAGGCTAGTAGCGAAACTTACCATGAAGCGGAAGGCTTCTAGGGCGTATGAAGCGTTCAGTGCGAGCCAGATGGCCCGGATGTGTTCTTTTTCCGTGATCGTTTCACCCATCTCCTTGCGGCAGTTAACAAGGTGTAGGTCGTCGTAATATTTCCCCACACTTGAAGCCATATCCACGATTTCTTTAGTATCATGGATGGTATTAAAAACATCTTTAGGAACATTATAGATATTACGGATGATATGGCTATAACTGCGGCTATGGATATTCGTTTCAAAAAAGGTCCAATTGTAAACAAGGGCTTCTAACTCCGGTAATGAAACAACAGGGGTGAAGATTTGGCTAGGTCCTCTACCCTGTAGGCTATCCAATGCGGTCTGCCTTAATAGATTAGATGTGAAGATATGTTTGACAGCATCAGATGCATCCTTGAAATCCTGCGCATCTTTGGTGAGGCTGATCTCTTCAGGCTGCCAAAAAAACCCTCTGGCGGTTGTTTCGAAATCTGAGATCTTTTTATATTTGACTTCTTCGAATCTCTGTATGGTCACGGGACCGGCAGGATCGAGAAACATTTTTCGATTTAGATAATCTGTGGTGTGTGTTAAATCATATTGTGCTAAACTCATAATTTGCAGGCCTCGCAGTCTTCTTCTAATAATTCATTTGGTTCTATATGATACCCATTGATCTTTTCATGATATCCATTGATGCTCGGAATGTCTTCTTGTTTGGCACCAGATTTATTGATTAGACTGTAATAGAATGTTTTCAGTCCCCATTTATGAGCCAACATTAAATTTTTAACGATCAATGTTGTTGGGACTTTTCGATCCGAAAAATGTGCTGGATTATAAAATGTATTGGTTGAAATGCTCTGATCAACGTATGCTGACAATACTGCTGCAGTTTTGATATAGTGAACGCAATCTGATTGTTCCCACATCAATTGATATTTGTTTTTTAATTTATGATAGTCCGGGACTACCTGGGTGAAAGAACCTGCTTTTGATTCTTTGGTGGAGATCAAACTCATAGGCATCTCAATTCCGTTAGTGCTGTTAATGACCACCGAACTAGATTCTACGGGTGCGATGGCCATCAATGTGGCATTACGAACGCCATGCTGTTTCATTTCTTTACGCAACGATTCCCAGTCTAATTCAGGCGTAAAATTAGTCAATTCATCGACACCTTTGCTTCTTAGTTCCCAAGGGAAAATACCTTGACCATAGCGAGTTTTATCGCTGTCTAAACAGCGGCCTCTTTCTTTGGCTAATTCTACAGTTGCCTCAGTTAGATAGTAGGCCTGATGCTCGATCCAACTTTTCACTTCTGCCAGAGCATCTTTCTCACCGTATTGTAACCCACGTTTAGCATGCCAGTAGGCGAGGTTGGTAACACCAATGCCTAGAGGCTGTATCTCATCGTTCGAGAGTTTGCTCTGTATCGACAAGAAGTCCTGGTAGTCAAGAATGTTACACAGGCTACGCTGTAGGATACGACAGGCCCTACGCATGTCCTCTGGATTCCGGAACGATCCCCAGTTGATAGATCCCAGTGTACATAACGCTATGCGACCATCTTCGTCGTCTAATCGCTTAAATGGACGTGTGGGTAATAGGATCTCACAGCACAGGTTACTTTGATAAATCGTATGGTATTCGGGATCAAATGGCCCCTGATTCATGACATTATCAATGAATACGAGATATATTCGACCTGTGTCTGTGCGTTCTTTCAGTATACCACCCTTGAAAACATCTTCAGCATTCATGACCTTTTTGCGCAGATCCCGACGCTTCTCATATTTCACATACAGTTCTTCGAATAAGTTCGAATCTTTGTAGAAGGCTTCATACAGGTCAGGAACTTCGTTGGGGTCAAAGAATGTTATATTTTCTCGGTTCTTGAATCTACGCCAAAAGAACGCTGACAATACGACACCGTAGTCCATGTGTCGGACACGAGTTTCTTCTGTACCTTGGTTGTTCTTGAGTACGATTAAATCATCAAATTGGTGATGCCATATAGGATAGAATACGGTGGCTGAAGCGTTTCTGATGCCGCCTTGTGAGCACGAACGTAGGTCGCCAAACCACTTCTTAAGAAATGGGATCATTCCGGTGTGCATGATCTCCCCACCTCTGATGGGACTACCCAGGGGGCGGAGGCGACCAATCTCCAAACCGATGCCAGCTCGCTTGCTGGCATACTTGGCCATCATTTCACCACTAGCGAATATGCTATCAAGGTCATCATCGCTGCGAATAAGCACACAAGAACTAAATTGTTTGGTAGGAGTACCAAGCCCAGCAAGCACAGGGGTAGCCAAAGTAAAAAGACCATCACTAGCAGCATTATAATATTCCTTGATATAGCGCATACGAGCCGAATTTGGTTCTTCTTTATGGAACACTGTGGCTGCAGCGATCATGTAACGCACCTGTGGTGTTTCATAGATTTCTTTAGTGGCACGATTGCGCACAAGATATTTTTCGATCAACTGTTCGATGGCTGCGTAACTATATTCTTCATCTTTACTATGATCAATAATCTCTTCCATCTTGTCCCATTCTTCTTCCGAATACCATTCAAGCAGTTCTGGAGTATACAGTCCTGTTTCGACATTACGTTTTACTATGTCATAGAGGCGGGGAGGTGTGTAGTCTCCATATACGTCCTTGCGCAACATGCTTAATCTCTGTTTGCCTGCTACAAATTGGTAGTTGGTATGGCCAACATCTGGATTATTTTCTACATCGATAAGGTCTACGATAGCCCTGAGAGTTATTCCGTCGACTTCTCTAGTAGTGATGCCATCATAAAAATGTAACTGAGCCTTGATTTCTATCATCGATTGGCTAACATCTGCGATGCCTTTACAAATTTTTGCCACCTGGGCCTGCCATTTCTCGATCATTAATGGCTCTTTTTTCCCATCTCTCTTAATCACTGTGATCATCTATGTCTCTCGAAGTCTGATATTTATGGCAATTCGTGTCCGGCCCAAATTTTGTCTGTGCGGATTTGATCAAATGATTTTCTATCATCAACACTGCGTGGAGTGAGATTTAGAACATGATTGTGATCTACTACTAGAAAAAATCTTTTATTATGTTTCTCTGGAAGCATAGACATATGTATCTCGCATTTGGTATCCATAAACCGCTGTGTTAATTTCAAAGTATACAACATTCCTAGACAGATAGCAAGATCATCTAATTTGAGATCTAGAATCAGATGCCACGGATCAGGCCAATCGGCAGGATTTTTTGGATCGAGATATGGATTAACGAACGGAGCACGGCTCCAGAGATCTGCAACACGGACCAAGGGTTCTTGATCCAATTCCAAACTATCTCTAAATCTTTTCCATTCGTTTAATCTATCTACGCCGTGTAGATCAAACACCGTAGGTGATAGAGTACGAAATAGTTCCTGTCGTGCCAGTTGACAAAGGATTCGTATATGACAACAGGATAGTTTCTAAACCGCTATCCCCGTTATTATCTCTTAATTCTACATTAAATTGAAAATTTGTCATAAGAATTCCCCCTGGATCTGTTATAAACGGAGTTGAATATGCGTAATTATCTGCGAAAGATATCGATCCTTGGTCGTCGGGAGTCATGATGATGATCTGCCCTGCCCTAGAATGAACGCCCAGATTCAATACATAATCTATATAGGTATATCTATTGTAACCACTGAATACTGCCAACGGTCTAAAACTATCAGAAAGATAGATATCTGCATAATTCATATCAATCAGACTAGTTTTGCTTGAATTTAAGACTTCAACTTCGGCGCCTTTGGTAGCCACATTGGTAAATCCGCCTTGTTGATGTCTGTTGATCGAGCAGTCAACGACGATATTTGCATTGGATTGCCCGAATGATATTATATCTGTGATAGGAGTCGCTGCAGTATTGATTTCATTACCACAATTAATAAAAGAAGATCTTTGTATTTTAGTTCCAATACCATAGTTAGATACAAAACCTCTTGCAAATATTTCTTCAAATTTACAGCCGTTGATATTCCAGCGATTTCCCTGATTAGTTATCCCGTTGATTAATATCCCTGTGTGTCCTACTGAGAACTGACAGTTCTCAAAATCTATGCGTGTGTCGTATATGGGCGGATTACTAGGATCCACAGTAATTTGATCTGATCTCACTGACAAAAGATTTGATTCCCAAATACAGTCACGAAAGGTTATATCTGTTACTTTGGTTCCGGGCAAACTATTCTCCCACTTGACTGCAGCAGTCTGTGAAGATATAGATCCAGTGAATGCGTCCCCTAATTCATATTCTGAAACCCATTTAACATTTTCAAAGGTAGAATCGTATACTCCTGTAATGTCAGTTTGACCAACGCTTCGACTGATTGTTAAATCTTTTATTTTTACATTTTGAGGACGATTGCTGCTGGTAAATTCCGCAACTTCTTCGCCGTTGCTGCCAACGAACAATATGTTATTAGCGTTAAATTCTAATCTCGCTCCGTCTCTGGTTTCACCTTGTAATATAGCAGTACTGGGAATTCTAAGGTTTCCGGCGAATATGTAAACACCGTTAGGTATATAGAGTATTTTTTTAAATCTACTATCGAGATTTCTAAATAACTCATTCATGGCATTCTCAAAAGCACTAGAATTGTCAGTGCTACCATCCGGTACTGCTCCGAAATCTAATACGCTGACATATTCGTCTAGTTTCGTTTGCAGAGATCTCGGAATGCTGAGAGAAATAGAAGGTTCCGGTTCTGCGAATTGATAACTAGATGCTAATTCTAAGATATTATCGTGCTCTGTGAGGATTTTCGTATTACCCACATAAGGGGCACCTTCAGCAATTGAACCATTGCCTATAAATAATTCTTGGCTGTCCACTGCCCATGCGAATTCTGCCGAACTTAATTGAGGGACACCTATTCCTGAATTTTTTTGGCCACGTCTGACCTGGATTTTTGAGATTTGCACAACGGCCACGATTGTATCCTCTAACTTTATAGAGTATTTATCTTAGGCTAGTGTAGTATTCCTCTACCTTGTTAAGCCACAGATCTTGGTACTTGTTGAAGTCCGAGGGCCATAGATCAAACTGCTGGTATTCGCAGTTACGAGAGCACATAAACACATGTCCTTCGCGGATGTCTGTGCCGTAAACTTCATTATGTGCTAGTATATAGGCTATCAGTTGTATTTTATAATCTTCCACCCACTCTTCTTTCTTGGGCTTGTTGGTCTGTTTATAATCTGCGATGCAGGGATTATCCTCGTACACGGCTACTAGGTCAGTGGTCCCAGAATAGAGTCCTGGAAAGTAAAGGCTCTGCTCCATGGCCCATACTTCATTGATTTTAGACAGACCATTAGAAATAATCACGTCCGCCATAGCATTAGCCTGGATATGAACAGGATTGTTGCCAGGTTGGCGTTGTATACCTGCAATGAATCTTTCTAGATTGCTGTGCATGGCTGTGCCTACTCCCGCGGCTTCTGTGGTAATCTGCCTAGCTTTCTCTTCTCCTATGCGTTTCTTCCATTCGTTTAACGCTGTCATATCTTTGGTGGCGCCGAGGATAGTCGTAACACTAGGAAGATGTTCTCCGTCGGGGGTTAGATAAACACGCTTGCGAGTCACAGGATCATTGATCTGCTGACAAGGCTTATATTGGATTTTTTCGACGAACGGAGGCGGAGTGTGTTGTATTTGCATCCTATATATATTACAGGATTATTTCGGAATTGTCAAATCTGAGGTGTCGTTTGGCTCTGTGATAATTGTCCCGCGGCCGCTGATGCCGCAGTTTTGTCTACGACATCCTGGCTGGTTTCTCCGCCTTGAGTAGGTTCTTGTTCTGCTGCATCTTTGGGCGCTCCGGGAACATTTAATTCCACACCTTTGTCGTTGAAATTCTTAACCAAATTTTGTATCGCAGGGCTGGCATCATACATGGCTTTGAATGTTTCATAATCTGCAGAGACTTCAAAGCCATTGCTGCGTAAGACCTGTTGTAACCCGTTCCAGTTTAATTTAGCAGGTGCTTTTTTAGAAGCAGCGCGACCTATATAGTTACGAAGAACCATAACGAACTTGTCCACACCTTGGTCACCTGCGAATTCAAAAAATCTCATCCTAGGCTCGCCAATTGTTTTCGAGTATCGGCCAACTGCTGTTCGAGTTGCTTGATCTGATCTTGCAGTTGTTTTTTTTGATCTTGCTGTTGTTTTGCTGCCAATGCTGCTTGTTTTGGATCTAAGCCACCGGGAGGTTGTCCGCTCTGCGGTGGGGTTTGACCTGGAGTGGGTCGTCCCGGTGCGGCCTGGCCTGGTGGGCTTCCGGGCGTTGGGGCGGGAGTTGGTGCCAGTTCTTTGACCTGTAAGAAATCGCCGACACTGATGATATCAGAAAATCTCATTAGCCTGCTAATACTTTTAGTAAACGACTTTGATAGTTGATGCTTTCTCGCTGTTCGCGACCTGCGGCTTCAACTCCTCCTGCGGCTGGTTCTGCCGCGGCAAATTCATCGGCGGCTGGTTCTTCGGCTGGCATATTCATTTCATCTGGTGGTGCCGCGGCCATGTCGCCTTCGGCACCCGGTTCAGCACCTAGCATGCCTGCGGCTTGTTCTTCTCCTGTGAGTGCGCGAACGCCGGTTGATAGTGTTTCTCTCGCACTTTTTAAATTTTCGAGTGCTTGCTGGATGGCAGGTGCCACTGTAGAAATAAAATTCTTAGCCTGCTCTTGTCCCATCTCGTCACGGATCGAATCACCTAGCTGGAGCAAGGTATCATTCTCCATGCCAGAAAGTTCTTCAATCCAGCGGCCTACTCTGTCTACCATTGTCTTGGCTGTAACGATCGCACTGGCCTGTTGGATCTCGCCTTCTGTTACCTTAGTCATTTCATCTCCTTGATTGACTGATTCATTTTTTTCTTTGTTGTGTTGCTTCCATGCTGTCGCATAGGCGATCGAACGTTCTTTATCTGTTAGTTTTCCATCATCGGCATAGCCTTTCTTGATGTGCTTGACCATACGCTCGGCCTTGGCTCCTGGAGGCGCTTTTTCGATCTGGATACTTTCATAATCCTCGTCTGAACCGTGACCTGCTGACGCTAGAGCATAGCCGTCATCGGTCTCTCCACCTTCGTCTTCAGAATCATTGCCACCGTGCTCATCAACTATCTTGTCCCACAGTATCTCGATCATCTTGTCGTAATCGTTGATGACATCGTTCATGCCTTTTGAGGCCAGCTCGTCTTTGACTTCATCCATCATGTTTTGTAGAACATCCGCCACATTTGGGCCCATTTCGCCTTCTAGTGCAGCGACAAGATCTTCTTCATCTCCTCTGTCTGCTAATGTCTGTAGATCTATATCGATCTCGCTCATACCTTCATCTACATCTGCTTCGATGATGTGTTCATCGCGTTCTGCGATCTCAGAGTTGATAGCATCCAGCATCCATTGAGCCTGATGATAAGCATCATTTTCTAGATTTTCGTTAAACCCGCTCTGTCCACGGATCTGGCTTACCTGTGTGCGTAGTTTGTTGCGAGCATCATGCAGTTGTGCTAGATCAAAATTTTCTAGGTTGACGGTTTTTCCGAAAACTTTGAGTATGCTTTCGTTTAATCGCTTGCTTGATCTATTAATTTTAAAAAGGTCTGTGGTTTTCATATTGTCCAATCCAGGATTATGTATTATTTATTCAATCGTCTGCCAAAGTCTTAGCGATATTTTTAGATTTTTCTGCTCTATCTCTGCTTTCTATGTACCGAGAATACAGCATGTCAGCACGATCGTAATCTGGTTTTTCTAAGGCTTTTCTGTGCTGTGTGCGCAGTATCTGACTGTCGACGAACCATTTTCCATATTCCTGATCTGCGGCATATATTTTTTGTATCTGGATAGAACTAGGATTCCTATAACATAGATTAGCTAATTTTATAGCCACTGCATTGAGGTAGACATTGACAAACAGCATTTGATCTCTTTTTTTGATGTGTTTTAAATTTCCTTCGCTGATTATCAAAACATCTCCGACTAATATTCCTTCATCAGTTTTTATGGGAAGGATTTGATCTGCCTGTATCAGTTTCTTCTGTGCAGAATTTATGAATCTATCTAGACGTTTAGAAATATCAGTCATAAAAAAAAGGACCTATGGTCCTTATTTAAGTGGGAAGATCTTTAAAATCCAAACATCTGGACGATAGCTGCTAAATCTACATGGGCCGCCCATCCCAGGGCAGCGATAGCACCTAGTCCTAGATACATCCATCTATTTTTAAAATGCTCTATTTCTTCTATTTTCGCTGCCAACGCCGCGTGTGTTTTGCGATCCTCTTCGTGCAGAGAATTAGCATGCTCGTAAAATCTATCTCTATTTGTACGGTATTCGGTAAGCATTTCTTCCATTTTACCGTCTAACAGATCTCTAGTACGATCGAGACAATCATGCATGTCTTTGACATCGATTTTGAGATCGTCAATCTTTTCATCTATGTGCTGTACTTTGGTTTCCAGCACGCTCACTCGTTCTGCTACTACGGCCATTCCGGCTCTCCTTAGGTTAAGTCAAGTGCTCGCTCCGAGCCATGTGCCTAAATTAAAGTCGCCTTAAATTTGCCTTTATAAAGTATATTTATCATGATCACCGTGATTCACGTATCCAAATATTGATTTTAGAACCTCTAGTTTGGAACGCCGCAGGATCGATGATCGCTGTGTTATTTAGTCCGTCAACGACAGGCACACCATGGAGATCTGTTTTCAATAATCCCACTGGATCATCTGCTGTGGCATAGACTAGATCTCGTTCAGTTTCGAATTCCCATATCCAATAGGCAGCATGACCCTCGGCTGGGTCAGGCAATCTACCGGTCTCCATACAAGGATCTTTGGTCCAATCTATATTGGCACGTATACCGAGGGCTTGGAGGAGGCTGTTGAAATTAGCCTGTTGTCCTAGTTTGATCTTATCCGTCTCTGATCGTGAGGCCCGGCTTCTGGTGATATCTACTAGGGTTATGATTCGGTAGCGTTCCATAATATGCTACTATTTACAGAGATAAAAAAAGAGCGGAATAAATCCGCTCTTCCCTTCCCATCCCGAGGAATCTAATTACTGTGCGTTAGCAAACAGAGGATAGCCTGTGGCTCTTGTTACTGTAGCACTACCTAAGTTCACAGAATTGACTGTACCAAGACCTTGCACTTCGTCTTCTAAGTGTGCAGCCAATGTTTCTGAGTTGGTACCGTCATAGGTGTCAGTTCCGAACTCGCCCTCGATCATCACGTCGAACATACGGCCTGCGCCAGAACCATTTGTTCTTAGTGCGCTTACGCCTACGATTGTTGTGATTCTAGACATTGCAGAAATGATTGCTTGAAACGCACCGCCTGGACCCATGTTGGCTGATGATAGGTCTACTGCTGCTACAATGTCAACAGTGTACTTGTCAATGGTTTTACCTAAAAACGCACGACCACGTGTTGAGTCAATTGTTGGATTTACTTTTGTTACGACTGCCATGATATTTTCTCCTTATCTCTAATATCTCAGTCCCGCTCCGGGACCGGCAATTATGAGAATCGCCCGATTCTCATTAGTATTTATAGATTTTGGAAAAAAACGTGCTCAATCGGCTCTATATGGAGTCCAACGATCTCTAGGCACTAATTTTACAGCATCATCGGTGCTCATGTAACCCTCACCCCCGGGCTTACCTCCTGTGTGAGCCACGATATCACCTTCAGCCTGGTCCAGTTCTCGTATAACTTCGTCTTTGGCTTTCATTAATTCTACTACCAGAGAAAACATTCCGTCCATCACGCCTGGATTGGTTTTGTCGAGGTCGGCGATTTTTGCCTGCTTGCCGGTGCTTACTTTGCTGTTCTGCAGCCACTGGAAAAAACTAGCCGAATCGATTTTATCTAAGGCCTTGGCCTTAGATTGATTGTTGACGAAGGTATAAATGATAGTCTGTAGATCTCCTAGTCCAGAGACCGGAGCCAATAGTTTGTCTACTTTAGGACCGATCTGATTAGCCAACTTTTCGATAACGCTGAGATTGTCGGCATTGACCGCAGGTTTCGTGGTCATATATGTTTGTCCAAACACCACCAGTTCTGGATTACCTGCGAATATTTCTGGCTCTGCGAAATCTTCACCTGATTTATCGCCGAAATATTCAAACACTTTATGTGCTGCCACTGCTACTTTAGCACCAGCGATGCGTCTTCCTATTTCACTCTGTCCCTTGACAGAATAGGTAGTCTGATTAGGAGTGAAACTCATCTTTCCATCAGCGCCATCGTAGGGTTTTCCGGGATGGAATAATATATCCCCGTACACATAGCCGCGGAAATCTGCGGGGGTAGCCTTTTCGAACACGGGCCACATCGCAGCCATATCACCAGCGAACTTCTCGCGCCAATCTTCGCCCTTGCCTCTGCTCATGATGAAAGATTTAAGATCGTCTGGACTAGATGATTTACCTTCTTCACGACCCCAGTTGTTCTTGCCCACCATGCGGAATGTGCCGTCGTCATCACGACCCCAATACACAGTGGGATTGCCATCCCACTTAATAGATATCTTTTTCTCTGGTTGGCTTAACCCTTTAAGAACTTCTACGGCACGTCGAGCGCCGTTGGGTTCCGTGAACACTAGATCTTCGAGATGATTGAACTCGCGGCCTACTTTCTTAGGAGCAGGCGCTTCGTTTTCTAATAGTAGTTCCCAGGCTCTCATTTTACGATATCTATGATTCTGCGCATCCAACCTATAGTGCCCGGTTGATAATTTTCTACCATTTCATTCTTGGGAAGTTCGATTCCCGAACGTCCTAGAGTTTCTCGGGCAGCCGCGACTAATTCTTCATAGTTGGGTAATTTTTTTATGTACGCGATGATATTTTCTACAGAACGTATATCTTTAACCGTGGCGGTCTTGCCTAGCAGGGTTTTTGCTATGGTATTCCAATCATCCCCTCCTGGAACTGTTTCGTCAGTTTCTACATTCATGAGACCAAATTTGGGGGAATATTTCATTCCTCTTGCCCTGGCAATGCTACTTAATAGTATATGACGATGTTCTCCGCGGAAAGGGCTATCTGGTCCGCTGCCTAGCATGCTACCTTGTTGGAATTTAGGATTGGCTGAAAACATGAAGTCTGTCTGCGCAAACCCGTTTGCAGGATCTCCGTTGATAGGAGTTTTTAAGTGTACATTATCTCCGCTCAATTTCACAGACTCTTTTCCGAATATAGTTCTCAGTTTGTCTGCGAATTCTGTCTTGTTGATTTCGTTGGCATCTACTGAAAGATCGAGGTCTCCGCTGTCGGCTTTGCGTCCCGTGGTACCTAACCATTTGATAGGTACTCCTTCTTCATCCTTGTCAGTTGAAAAATCGACTGCTGTTTCCTTTTCTAGATAGGCGATAGTGGTAGGGATTTCTGATCTAGTGATCCTGCGGGTCAGAGGCTGTTTATCCGCATCTTTAAATATGTTTCCTCCTTCGAATACATTATTCTTCATTTTTGGATTCTTCTAATTTTCGTTTCTGTCTGCGATCTTCTGCGATCCTTCGCACTCCTCGCACGAATTTGCTGGGATCTTGACCCTTGACAGCATTTATCAATCTACGCTCTAGTTCGTGGGCCTGATCTGGTTCATAATGTTTATGGATGCTTTCTAATAGGTTGATAGCAGAGTTGATGATATTAGTGGCTCTGCTTTCGATTAAAGCGTCAGTGCTGCGCACTTCGGCTATGCTGTTTAATTCCTGTAGAATGCTTCTGGTTTTAAGTTTCATATAAGTCTCGACTATACGATGTATTTAACTGATTTGATATCAATATTACAACATGTTTAATCTAATGTCAAATCTCAGTATTTTGTGCGGTCGCACATGTCTCAGTATAAATACTGATACACAGGAGATACACAGATGATCAAAAACTTTTTCAAATCTTTCATAGATTTTATCACAGACGCACAAATGCGTAGAGCAGAGCAAGTCCTTGCCTACTACAAGAAAAATGGAACGCTAGGGGCTAGGGTATGGCGATGAAATGGATGATAGCTCTTTTTGATTCTATAATGCTGGCTAGAGAAGCAGTCACACTGACCCGACAGAACAAGTATGAAGAAGTGAGGAAACTGATGCTAGGCGAGAAGCGTGTTTGAACGTTATCTAGCACTTTGGGATCCTTGGGTAGAATACTATTGCAAAGTAAGATTCGGTCCGAGTTGGCGTTGGTATTACCTCAATTGGGAAAATAACAGAGAATTTTTACCATAAATAATCTTGTTTTACGAAAATAAAGATATATAATAGTAAGACACACACGGAGATCATAATGTTCACCCCAGAGTTTTTTATAGACATCATACAGAACACCAAACGCTCTGTATCCAGACGCATCATTCAAGACGAACAACTACAACGAATAGCAGATCGTTATCTAGATGCACAGACAGATTTCGCCAAGATGATAGTGCTCAATGCCATCGATCTGGCTAAGTATTCTTTGGATCAATGCGGTCCTAAGAAGGAGCAGGCTTCACGGGCTCCCTACAAAGTAGAAAAAGAAGCCAACTAAGACATACACACACAAGGAGAAAATTATGTCAAATACATTTATTGTACCAGAAGTAAAAGCACCCGAAGTCAAGTTCAACAAGAACGGCTATGAGATCCGTACAGAGATCCTCAAAGAAGCCAAAGACATCGTTGCACAAGAGTTCACCTACAAATGGCAGGGTTGGGAAATGTCAGCCCAGCGCGATGACAAAACTGGTCAGATCGTTACCACAGTAGGTATGCCTGAATTTCCAGGTCTAGACAAAGTTCTAGAAACTGCTGAAAAGATGTATGCTTTCGTTAATCAAGGTGTCAAGAAATAATATCGTCTGCGTAGCAGAATTATAGAATAGAAACCTCCTTCGGGAGGTTTCGTCTTATTCAGCAGTAGACTTAAAATCGTTGTAAATCTTAACGATATCTAAAGTCGACGGATCGCTGTTTTTTTCTTTAGGCAATGGTAGATTTTGCCATTCGTCTTCTGTGATATCAGTGACGATCATTAGTTTGTATGGATGGCCGTCCGACCCGTATAGTGTGATAGTTTCTAAGCCTACTGCACCATCTGCGGCCTGTTCTAGTTTCTTTGCTAAGGCTCTAAGTCCTCTGCGTTCTGCTACGATATAGCCTGTGCCGTTAGGCTCTTTGTGTGGATATAGATGTACTCTGCTCATTGTTCTCATTTTACATGTCTCACTTGATCTAGATTGAATTTCTTATGTTTATATACTGTAACATATTTTTATCCTTTTGTTAGTAACGAAACGCACTGTCAGATCTATATTCGCATTTTGCTTTGACGATCCTAGTATCTTTAGCCACCACTGCCAGATCCGCTCGGCATTGAGCCTCCAATGCGTAAGCAGCGATCCTAGATTCGGTAGGGGCATTGAAAGCCCAGACAACATACATTATCCACATTCTCCAACTCCGAAATGTTCTTTAATCAAACTTGCCGCAAGGTCTTCATCAAAAGGAAAAGGTTCACCTTTCCATTTCTGTAAAACTTCGGCACATTCCCGCACAATCAACTCAGCGAACTTATGAGTATCAAAGTGTAATTGTCCGTCTACTAGAGCACCCTCTACACGATGGCTCCAGCATTGTTTTTCTAGTTCTTGAATTCGTTCGTTCATGCGCTACTCCAGTCATTATTGGTAGTCTTTGGTTTGTTTTCTTCTTTTACTTGATCGATAAGTTTCTGTATAGGAAGTTCATGTGCAGGTTTGGGTTGTTTTCGATGTTGTATTTTTTTGTATATCTCTACAGGCACAGTCCATATGAGTATATAAATCAATAGACCCGTGCCTACAATCGGTCCCCAGACAAACATAAAAATCCATTTGAATATGTCAATTGCTTTGTCCATCAGATATTCTTAGCCAGTTTTTGTCGCTGTTCATCACTCATCTCGAAATCTCTTTGAGCACGATCCGGTTGACGCAGTTGATCATATTTTGGCCGTTCTGGATACTGTTTCTGCACAGTCTTGATCACCAACCAAGTTATGAACGCCATGCTGACGATGGCCATGTGTCCAAACACATTGTAGCCTAGATACCACATTTCACCAGCATACAAGGTAAATGCCAGGGCCCAAAAACATGCTAGCATGATGCTGGCGATGTATTTGATCTGCATGGGAGCATTTTTCAAACCATTGAAGTTGGGATCCAACAGTTGCCAAAAGGTCCTAAACAGTAAGCGTAAAAATTTGTATAATCCGTACATGATTATCCTTTCAGTGACATTCGGAATCGTAATACTGGCAGAACCAAAAATGCCATGCGAGATGTTGGTCCCTCACGGACCACAGTCCTGCTATGATAAGTGCAGTGATGCCGCATATGATGGCGGCGGCTATATAACCCCTCATTTAATCTCCTCTAGAGTGAACTTCTTGTGCTTGTATACTGTAACATATTCCGAATTGTTTTTGTAGCCCAATCTGCCCGATCCCCATAAGATTGGATGATCGTGGAATGAAATGGCATGAGGAACCACTACATCTAGATAACGACCGTTGCCCGTGCCCAGTGTGACGAATGTGATGTACTCTCGAGGTTTGGATTTGAACACGCGATAGTTAGCGACCAATCCACAGAACTCTACAGATCCTGGTTTTCTTATCTCTTGGCACACAGGTATGAATCTCTCTGATCGCCAGCGGCCAGTCTTCATGAGATCGTCTACCTCACCGCCTTCACCTATGGCAGGCACAGCGCCCGCCAGTTTGGCTTCTTGATGATAGACCCAGCGAGCATATGATCCTTGGCAGTGTTTCAGTGCTGCCTGCCAGAACCGTTCCGGATTATGTGCCTTCTGATAGGCCAAGGCCCAGATCAATCTACCTAGATTTATCGCATGGGCACGACATAGGCCAAAATGGCTTAACTCTCGCAGGGCGGCAAACACATCGTCCTTGCGGGGATGATTACCTACCAACTGCATGAACTCAAACATCTTTTCTTCGTTCTTCTTGGCGAATGCTCTGCGCCACATGTCTGCGGTGTATTGGTCGCAGCCTAGGATCTCCGATATTAGTTCTATGGCATCATCCTCGAACACGATAGTTTCATCGAAGTTGTCTTTGGACCAGTCCTGGAAGAACGATGCTTTCCGGCGGCCCATGGTAGCCACAGGGCGTATCAGTGCTGTGCCTAGTACACAGTCGGCACGACTCTTAGGACGGATAGCACGGAACAGTCTCTTCATCGCCGGCGACTCTGCCTGTGTAACTCCTAGAACATCTCCACGGCTCAGCAATTCGGCAGTGGCTTCATCCTCTTCTGGATAGTCTAATAAGTCACGCTGTTCTATTTCCCACAGTTGGCTCAGTCCGCGATTGGCCAGTATATCTATCTTAAAATGCTCTAGGTCTTCTATCTCATATTTGTCTAGCAGGATTTGATTATCGCCGTTGATTAGACTCTTAGGTACTGAACGATCAAATATCAGTATGCCGCCACAGTGTTTTGATATGCAGCGTTTCTTGCCTAAAAGTTTATTGGCCAGACGCTGTGCTTCCTCTACGAAACTCTTGTCAATGACGTTTTCTAGTTTGAAGTTGCGTTTCAGCGTGCCTTTGGCACCATAGCGTTTGGCTGCTTCTCTCAGTGCAGATTTTTCTTTATAGGTCACATAGTTTGACACACGAGCACTCTGTCCTGGCCAGTGTTTGAATATGCGATTCATCACTGTTTCCTGCTGCCAATGTGGGAAATCTAAGTCGATGTCGGGTAGGTCATCGCGCTTGGGATTCATGAAGCGTGATAAGGGTATATGTTCTTTAATTGGATCTACATCAGATATATCTAACAGCCAACAGATCAAACTGCTGCCTGCAGATCCTCTGGTTATGTGGGGGATATCTCTAGTGAGATTCAGTATCTCTACTACTCGTAGAAAGTGTTTGGCGAAACCCAATCGTGCTATGATTTCTAGTTCTTCTGCTAGCCTATCTGCGTATGCTTGGCCTTGGGGTACGTCTCTGACAAACTTGCCTACCAGTGTTTCTAGTTCTTTGTATCTTGCTTCCATATCTGCCTCTCGTTGCCTTAGGCAGATATTTATTGTGAAAGATCAGTTGGTTTTTCTTATTTTGGCTAGATTGAAAAACTCTAAGATTAGTATATAGATCCATCCTATGTCTATTTCATACCAGCGTTGTTTGAACTTAGCAGAGGCACCATCTGCGTGATGATTATTATGTAGTTCTTCACCACCTATCCATACAGCCCAAGGCCAAAGATTACGGCTAGTATCTTTGGTGTCTGTGTTGCGATATCCCCACCAATGGCTCAGTCCGTTGATAACTCCTGCTGCCCAGAAAGGTATCCACAGCATTTGAACACCCCAGACCACGAATCCCACAGGACCAAAAAGAGCAAGATCTATGATCAACATTATGAGAATCCCTAGGCGACTGTGTGGGGTGTATAAGTTTTCTTCTATCCAGTCGTTGGGCGTACCTGTGCCCAGTTCCTGTAGAAGTATTTTATTTTTTGCTGCTTTGACATAGAGCAAGGCACCACCAAACAGCACACGCCAGATACCACATATCTGAGGTGAGTGCGGATCTCCTTCTTGGTCGCTGCGTTGATGATGTTTACGATGTATGGCCACCCATTCTTTTGTGACCATGCCTGTGGTTAGCCATAACCAAAAACGCATAAAGTGTGCTACCGCAGGATGGAACTGCACTGCTCTGTGTGCCTGGCTACGATGTAGATACAGAGTAACACAGGCTATGGTGATTTGTACCATCACCAAGGTATATATGATTGTTAACATTAGTAGTTACCTGAGGCTAAAACTATTTTACAGATATGTTCCAGTCGCTCGATATGTTCGAAGGATCTCCATGGAGATTGATCTATGGCTACAACCCCGTGACCTTTGATACCTACGATATCGTACTTAATCTCACCTGTAGTTTCATTTAAACCCAAGTTTTTGTGACACTGATCTCCTAGTTCCTGTGATATAGGAGGAACATCACCTACGTTCGTTGCTACCCTTGTATATCGACTAAGTTCTGGAAAATCTTTTACTAGTTCACTTAATTCTATACCGGCATGCATAGCGGCCACACAATAAGTCGGATGAAGGTGTGTTACAACTCTAACTTCATCTTTATGAATAGATTTTTGTAGTCCAAAATGTAAAGGCATTTCTCCTGTGGG